CCCCGGCGGTGCTAAACGGACCCATCCCAGTCGCCCTGTTGATCTGGATCAACCCCGCGACGTCCTTTCCTTAACCTATCATCCAAACTGTTGTGTGGGTATCCCCTACCAGGACTACTCCTGGCTTGGTCAACTGACTCACAAAGCGCTTGCGGCGTGAGTTCCCAACCCGCATCATCTTGCGATGACCGGCCTTCGGCCGACTTCCACAGTCTCCAGCGACTACCTCGGATCCCGCAACCTTGTCAAAGGTGCCTCTGAATCCCCGTAAACAACAGGGTTAACAAACAGAGTGCTTGCGCAGGAGAGACGAGCATATGAAGCATGGTAGTAGCAGTCACGGCTCAACTGGCCACAACAGTTTTTCACTAGTATTAATCCAGACACGACTGGCCAGAAACGATTGGTTCACCACGGAACTAATCCCTCGCGCTCCAGCGCTCCAAAGTCGTTGACAATGAAACCGCTATCCCAGTCCCTGCGGAACTGTTCAAGCGACGCGAGGCCTCTCTCTTCTTCCTCCGACACATAATTGGATGGAACCAAAAAGAAATCGGAGCCTGCCTTTTCACGAAGGGCAGAAAACTTCGGTCTCTTCCAGCCGACGAAGCTGAGAGAAGACCAACAGGGCTGGGCCCTGTAGCGATAACTCCGACGTACTTTCCCGCAGGACGGAGAAAATACGTCTCTCTTCATTGCTCCCCAGCGCCCGTGTCTCCACATGACAACTCGTAAGGCTTCTGCCTCCACGGGCGTAGGATCCCTCCCGGTGATCCTAATCAGCTCCTCAGGGAACTCGCAGACGTCGTCTGGTTCCGGCAAGGCAGTCCAATGTCGACTGACTCTGAGGCCCCTCTCTCTAAGGTAAGAGGGATAGGTCGTATGACCAAGCTGGCTGGGAAGGAACCCCCAACGGCGGCCGATTCGACACCTTTGAAAGGCGTCCACGAACCGGGGAGCTACAGTGACGGCTTTCGCCATATGTAGCATCCCCGGGAAATCGGCCACCGCTCCTGCCCTTCGTAAATGGCGAACCTCGCGCCACCTCCCAGAATTGAGGAACACTGTGGAGTTGACCTCCACAACGTTCTTCGCTCGAATCGTCTTATCATCATTGAGTCGGTACCCACGAGGGTAGTCCTGCATAGTGATAGCTCGTCCGGCAGAAATGACAGTGTCATCACCGTTGACGAGAAAACGAGCGCCCTCGCAATTCCTAGCAGCCCAGGATGCTGCGCAATAGGAATGGAGGCACAATAAGGGAAACGAAAGGTAGGCCCCCATCATCTGTCCATGCTGCACACTCAAAACTTTTCCCTCGCGACCAACAAAAGTTGGCCTCAAAGACCTCTTCGCGAACGCACGAAGAGAACGAGGTATTTTCACAGAAGTGAAAAACAAAGAATCGAGTATGGCCTCAGAAACCCTAAGGTCAAGGCCGTCAGTTGCAGATACCAAATCTACCGATGTTTGGTATTCGTTAACGCAGACAGATGTCACTCTTCCCTCGGTCGGAGGACCGCAAAGAAGCCAGTCCTGCTTAGCTAAATGTGAATACAATAGCTTATGCAATGGCGCAAGAAACTCGGTGCTCTCATCAAAAATGAGAAGAGGCCGGCACTTGCCCGCGGACAGGACTTCTTTGTAGCGAGCGGTGACAGAAGAAGGTAACGAACCTTCAGTCGCCGCCCCGCTAAAGAATTCACCACGACGTTCACGCCAAAGGCGATCTGCACGACCTTTGCAGGCGCGAGAAGACGGGTTAGGAACATGACTCCCGACGAAGGAGTTGTAGTTCCTGTCCCATCCAGAACGAAAGGTGCTGGTAACCACACGTCTAACGTGTTCGAGGTAACCAGGAGTGAGGGGGGGGGGTTGAGAGAGCACACCAGCTTCCCATGCTGGACGTGCTGAGGGAGTGTGTCGATGGCAACTTTTCGGCAAGTTGCGCTTAATTGACGAGCAGCCGTGGGCAAGAGCCCACCTGTCTCTTCGACACAACCTCTGTAGTGAACAGAGGTCGCCGTTCCCAAAACGCTGGCGTCTTGGGAAAACTACAGAGGCCCGCTCCTTGCCCTGTAGAAGAAGAAAAGAGAGGAAACGAGATAGTTCACCAGAGCTGCAATCCGGTAGTTCAGAATACGGAAGACCGTAACTGACCCGAAGCAATTGCAACCCATTGTGGATCGTTTCCTTGGTGTTTCTCTCACTCAGAGAGCAATCAAAACACCGCTTAACTGTCGAACCGCTGGCGGAATTATCGACAGAGCGCGTTACGTGCGCCACGCGGCTACTGCTGCGCTGGAAGGCGGACTTACGCAGAGGAGTTTCAGGCATAGACCAGGAAGCTCCGTATCCTTTAGCG